CTGTATCGCATGTGAGGGATAATATGAAAAGAATTTTAAGATTTACTGCATCATGGTGCCAACCATGTAAAACATTGGCCGCAAATCTGGAAAGAGCAGAATTGAATCTTCCTATTGAAGTTATTGACATTGATGTGCAAGAAGATATTGCAAATCAATATGGCATTCGTTCTGTTCCTACTTTAGTATTGTTAGATGAGAACATTGAAATGAAAAGAAATGTTGGAGTCAAAACACCAAAACTACTAAAAGAATGGGCAGGAGTATGATTAAAAAAACAAAGAATGATGTAACAGAAGAACGTAGTTATTTTAAACCATTCAATTATGCTTGGGCATATGATGCATGGTTAAAACATGAACAGTCGCATTGGCTTCACACAGAAGTTCCAATGATGGAAGATGTAAAAGATTGGAAAAAGAAATTAACGGATAGCGAAAAGAATTTTCTAACACATATTTTCCGTTTCTTCACTCAAGGTGACATTGACGTTGCTGGTGGATATGTAAAAAACTATCTGCCATACTTTCCACAACCTGAAATGAGAATGATGTTGTTGGGCTTTGCTGCTCGTGAAGCATTACACGTTGCTGCTTACTCACACTTGATTGAAACTCTTGGCTTGCCAGAAACAACATACAATGAATTCTTAGAGTATGCTGAAATGAGAGAGAAACATGATTATGTTTTAGATATCTCAAAACAAAATACAACTAAAGAGAATACTGCAACCCACATCGCCGTGTTCAGTGCTTTTACTGAAGGTATGCAGTTGTTCTCCTCTTTTATTATGTTGTTGAACTTTCCTCGTCACGGCAAGATGAAGGGTATGGGACAAATTGTTACATGGTCTATTGTTGATGAAACACAACACGCAGAGAACATGATTAAATTGTTCCGTACTTACATTCAAGAAAATCCAGAAATTTGGAATGATGAATTGAAGTCACGCATTTACACCATTGCTGAAAAGATGGTTGAGTTAGAAGATAAGTTCATTGACTTGGCTTTTGCAATGGGTGAAATGGAAGGTTTGAATGCTGAAGACGTTAAGAAATACATCCGTTACATTGCTGACCGTAGATTGATTTCACTATCACTCAAAGGTATTTTTAAAGTCAAAAAGAACCCACTACCATGGGTTGAAGAAATGATTAATGCACCTACGCACACAAACTTCTTTGAAAATCGTGCAACCGATTATGCAAAAGGTGCTCTATCTGGAGATTGGTCTGATGTTTGGGCCAAATGATTTCATAAACTATAATAAGAAGAATAAAAATGACAAACAAAGTAATTTCAGGAGAATGTTTAGAGTGTGAATCAACTTACTCTGTTGAGTACGTTGAACAATTAGTATCACAACCTTTGCCAGAATATTGCCCATTCTGTGGTGATCCAATCGAAGAATTATCCGAAGAATATATAGAGGATGATGACTTAGATGAAGATGACCTCAAATGGGAATAAATTGGCAATATAATGATACTGATTTCACAGAAGACAAAATTGAAAACAGCTACGGCTTTGTTTACCTAATAACCAACTTAGAGAATAAACGGAAATATATCGGTAAGAAACTTTTCTGGTTCTCTAAGACCAAAATGGTAAAAGGCAAGCGTAAAAAGGTAAAAGTGCCATCGGACTGGCAAACTTATTACGGAAGTAGTGACGAACTGCAAAAAGATGTTATACTATACGGGCAGGATAAATTCCGCCGAGAAATACTACATCTTTGCAAAACCAAAGGTGAATGTAGTTACCTTGAAGCGAAAGAACAATTCGCAAATAACGTAATGGAAAGTGATGAGTATTACAATAACTGGATTATGGTTAGAGTAAGAAAATCACATATTAAGGACTACAATGAAAGAAATCAAAGAGCTCTTGAGTGATTCTGACACTTATATGTTTTTACCAGGAGAAGAAGATGATAATATCCATATTCAAACAAGTGAATATAAAAATCCTGGTACAAAATTAAATACATCACCAATGGGTGACTGTTATCATATTATTATTTTTAAAGAGGGTGAAGAAGGCATAGAACACCTTGATAACTTTGAAGCTATTCTTACCGCACCAATAGAATATATGACAAGAATGATTAAAGAAGATTGGTTTGGCGTTATTTGTAGGAAAACAACAACATCTCAGGAATTTGTTACCAATCTAGTTGCCAAATTACAAGAAGTGTGATATAGTTAAGTTTTAAACTATTGGATTCATAATGATTCTCGTTGACCTGAACCAAGTCCTTCTTGCAGGACTCATGGCTCAAATCTCAAACCAAAAGAACGTAAAGTTGGAAGAAGGTTTAATCCGACACATGGTTCTTAATATCCTCCGAATGCACCTCAAGACATTCCGCAAGGAATATGGTGAAGTTGTACTTTGTTGTGATAACCGCAAGTATTGGCGTAAGGAGTTCTTTCCATTCTATAAGGCTGGTCGTAAAAAGTCCCGTGAAAAGTCTGCATTAGACTGGCATGCCATTTTTGACATGTTGGCCAAATTCAAACAAGAGTTGAAAGAAAACTTTCCGTATAAAGTCATTGATGTTGAAATGGCCGAAGCGGATGATATTATTGGTACACTTGTACCTCGTCATGCACCACACGAAAAAATTCTTATTCTTTCCAGTGACGGAGATTTCTTGCAATTACAACAATGGGGTCCAAATGTTAAACAATACAATCCCGCATTGAAGAAATATTTGAAATCTGAAAATCCATTATTGGAACTTGAAGAAAAAATTATTCGTGGTGATAAAGGTGACGGCATTCCTAATGTGTTTTCACCCGGTGATTGTTTTGTCCGTGATTTGAGACAAAAGCCTATTACTAAAGGTATTTTAGAAAAACTTCTTAAAGAAGATGCTGAGAATTGGTCAGATGAAAATGCAAGAATTGGTTATTCTCGCAATAAAACATTGATTGACCTCAAATGTATTCCAACCGAAATTAAAGAGAAAATCATAAATACTTATGATGAAATCAAACCTGCAAATAAGCAGAAGATGTTGAATTATTTCATTCAATATAAACTAACAAATCTTATGGATGTAATTGAGGAATTTTAATGAAAAATATGTATGAAGTTTTTGATGAGTTTGAGAAAGCCAAAAACAAAAAAGAACGATTGGATGTATTACAAAGAAATGTGTCTAAATTAATGACACAAGTGTTGGAATTAGCATTTCATCCCCAGTATGAATGGTTGCATCACGAAGTTCCTCCAGGATATCAAATCAAAGAAATTCCAGCTGGAATGGGTTATGCACAGTTGACTACTGAAATTCGGAAATTGTATATGTTCCGTAAAGGTGATCCAACCGCAGAAAAACTCACACCGCAAAAACGGAATCAATTATTGGTGGAATATCTCCAGAACCTAGAACCTAGGGAAGCCGAAGTTGTTATTGGAATTTTCAATAAAGACTTGGGTGTTAAAGGTCTGGATTATAAATTTGTAAAAGAAGCTTTCCCTGGAATGTTACCATAATAAGGAGTTAGTAAGTGCCAAAATATGTAGAAAAGTTTCGCAAGGAAAAAGACTACAACGAAGATTATGCATTTAAAGCAAATACATATGACCGTAAACAGCGAGACAAACAAAGAGAATCAAAAAAACAGGCAAAACACTTTGATTCATATGAATATGACTGGTATCAAGAAAGTCGTAAACATAGAAAATGATGTTGTAAAAATACAACACTCTACTTGACAAACTTTTAAATCTCTGTATAATACAAAACTTATACGGAGATTTTATGTTTATTCACTGTAACGTTCCCAAGTCTAAAAAACGCAAAGTACCTAAAGCTCAACAGGCTCAGTATGATGCATGGTTAAAATCCATTGAGGATATGAAACCTAAGTCATTGAGTAAATTTACTCAGCGTACCGAAATCAAAAGTCCTGTTGTTACAGGAGTTTTTGTTCGGGAAACTCGTAAAATCGAATCTTTAGATACTGGCCTTGGTGTTGCAACTAAAGCACCACCAAAAATTTACACAGGAACAAAAGTAAAAGGCATTGCTACTATGCACAAG